CCCATAGCCAAACTTCCAATCTTGAAAATTGTATCCTGATTCTTGTTGAGGAAATTCGCTCCACGTTCAATCCATTGAACTGCATTATCTAGCTTTGATGCCTTTACCATGGCTTTCTCGACAACATCAGTAGTGCCGACTATGGCTTTACGAGCTGTACTAGAGATCAAAGCATTATTTGCAGTTGAACTAAAATTGGGCGTTCCTTCCAAATGATAAATTGTTTCAATTTGAAAAGCATTGTTGGACGTATTAGGGATACCTTCGTAATACAATACGATGGCAGCACCACCAACACATCTCACTAAATCTTTATAACCTTGTGTAAAAAGAGTTCCACCAGTATTATTAAAAGTGGTTGAATCACCGGACGTTAGACCAGTACCAGGAACACCAGTGTTAACAGTTGTCTTAAAAGACCAAAAGTTATCATTGGTATACATTCCCGCAATTTCAATGTCACCGTGGAGCAAATCTCCAACAGTCACTTCGAAAGCAGTAGGTAATTCTAAAATATTAGATGAATTCAAGTAAGTGTTCTGAATACCGAATATTGGTGTAAACACCGAAGATAAGGTAGCAGTTTGCAACTCATTATATGAGGGTATTGTGTCTCCAAGAGGAATCATAGCAACCATCAACCGACCAGTAGCCGAAAGCTCTGGTTGTAGATTGGATATTTTGATTCCCCAGGACACTACTCTATAATCTGCAAATACTTGGGACAAAGCAGTTGGTGTAACGGCACCATAGATGCAATTAGACGCTGATGTTCCAGCAGTATTGTAGACTGTAAAAGGAGTATTCTGGATAGACACGTTCAAACTTGTTAGTGAGACAGAGTGTTGTAAATCAATCATAGAAAGCACCGGATTTGGCAGAAAAGCCACTCCACCACTAGTTATACTAGATGATGAGGGAGGCCCAACTACTGTGGTCTGGTGGACATGAAAGGTTTGAGTCGGAAAAGGAAATGGGTCAGGGACCTGACAACCAAGTGAATTAGGATCAAAAGGATTGACCAATGCATTGTAAAACGTATTGGCCAAGCTTTCACCTTTTGGTGCTTGTTGTACTTTCTTTACCACTTTCTTCGCCGACTTGGCATTTTTCTGATTTTTCGCGTTTTGAGCGTTGATTTGTTGCATAGCAACCTGGGACTTAGACTTTCCATTAGCCATTATTATTGCGAGCTAGGTAGGGGAAACATCGCTAGTGATTCTGCCCGTCTCCACGGACACTTACCCATCAAGAAGCATTACATTAACATCTTCCTAAATGTGGTATGAGACCACACAAAAGGAGCACCGCCATGCTTCTCAACGCCACTCTTTAGGTGGCACTCTAATTCTGCGACTTCTGCCTGAGTCACGTTATAGAGATCACAGAACCACGCCATCGTGGTACTGCTTGGTGTGTATACAGACGGAACTTCAAGTTCATGGCTGCGATACTGGTATTCCACTGATCCATCACAATCCAGCTTGGAATAGTAATCGTACAATACACGCATTACTGGGCAAAACTTATGCATCGATATGCCAATTAAGTTGCCTTTTATTCTTTCCTGGGGAGTACTCTTCAAAAGAGGACTTATTGACCATCCTAGTTTGACCAATGATCTAGTACATGAAGGAGTTAAAACGTGAGTTTCAACCCCTTTTATATCCAGCATCGGCATAAAATAGGACGAACAATATGATGGGTGCTTATTGCACACAATAGTCGGAACGAGACCGAGGCTCTTTATGGTTTGTGTCATGTGGTCCATAACAATCTGTTTGCGGGTCGGATCTACCGCCATCGCAATCAAATTATCATCACCCAACCCTAACATACTATAATCATGGATCTTAAACCTTTCCTTAACACTCTGATTATACATTTCTATGGCATAATCATGCACAAAGAAATTAATCAGCG